GCCATCGCTTCAAGGAAAAACGTCATTTCGCCTTGTGACAGATTAGCCTTTTCGAGTGAGTCCACGTATAGCTGCAAAGCTTGCGGGCCTGAAAGCTTTCTGAATTGCTCAGCAGTGACGCCTACTTTTGGCGCTATCTTCTCGAAGAAATCAGCCATAGGGCCGCCGCCAGTGGTTAGAAAGTCACCAACTCTATCGTTAACATCTTTTAGAATGTCCGCGAGTTTGTCGTTTTCTATACCAAGGGAGTTGGCACCGAATGCCATTTTTTGAAATTGTGTGGTAGTAGTGTTGGCAATTTGAGCCATCACCTTTAATTCGCGACCTGTGGCCGTTGCGCTTTTGGTCATCTGTAGCAAGCCGCCAACCGCTACCGCTCCAGCCGCCGCGCCCATCTTTGCGATGGTAGTGGTCAGACTTTTAAGCTGCTTGGCGCTCTTTCCTGCAAACTGAGTAACATCATCAGCGCCTTTTTTTAACCCTTTGGCCAGTGGCGCTACATCTGCGCCTACGGTTATTGCTACGTCGCCTACGGATGCTACCATTAGCCTAATGCCTCATATAGTTCACCCCACTTATCATCAGGGGTCATTCTTTGCTCACTAGTGGTGTTTGCTTCGTAAATCCACCAAAATTCGGTAGGTGTTAAACTCCAAAAATCACAACTTCTAACACCCCACCTAAGCGCCAACTGATAAAAGGTTTTTATGACTTCGCTTTCGCCGCTTTCTTTCGTGGCTTTTTTTTTGAAGTCTCTTTTATCTGTTCATCAGTCATCGACTCGGCTTTTTTAAAGACATCAGGCGGAACAATCATTTTCTGTAATGCCATAAGGAGATTTAAAGCCCCCTCTTGTCCATTCAAAAACAACCCTTGGTAAACGTCTTCCGGCGTCAACTTTGCACCCATAAAATTCAAAGCTAAACTAAAAGCCTTACATTTTACGGTAACACTATTGGTGGAAAGTATTTCCATAATGTTTATGCCACCATCCTCAAGATGAGCGATCATCCTAAAAACGTCTTGAGCTTTGCAAGAATAAGAATCTTCGCCCCATTGAACCTTGATATCTTCAAAAATAGCCATTAAGCAGCCTCGGCCGTATACACAAATGGCCCTGTACTTTCTAGCGTGCCCGTGAATGTTATAGCGTCATTGTATGGGCTGCCTTCTTCATAGCTTGATATGCGAAAATCGCCGGTTAATGTTGCTGGCGTCGTGTTAACTGGGTTGGCAATCGGCCAAGTGATTTCGATATCATCAAGAATTCTAGCTGATCCCGCTCCAATCGTGATATCTCGGAATTCTTCAGCCTTCATAATCCCTTCGATAGAGATATCTAACTGCTCTTGGCCTGATAGCTCAAGAAGCAAACGAACGCCAGCATCTTCGCCGGTTGTTACGTCAATTGATTCGCCAGACCATGAAAGTGTCGCAGTCCTAAGACCAGCAATCACAACCGCATTTTTCTCTACTAATAACTGTCTACCGACTGCAGCAACCATAAATCACCTATGTTTTTTCAATTAAAATTCTAAAAGTTGAAATGCCATGACGGGTTAAGCCGTCCGCGTCTAAAAAACTATCGCTTTGCTCAAAATCTATACCCGCAAAGCTGTAACCTGTGGCTGTTAATTCGACCCTGTTTAGAGCGTCGTATATGTAGCCCTGAATTTCTTTTGTTTCTCGCCTTCCACGACCTCTAGACCATGTGTGAATTGTAATGCTTACATTACTTCCAAGCTCTGGGCTAGTATCCCATTCGACGTGCGCATCATCGCCGATCGTTATGTATGGGAAAGTCTCGGTTTCTGGCACTGCGTCATAAACACCTTCAACGGAAGCCATAAGCGCAACACTGGCAGTTAATTGATCATATACAACCGTCTGCACTACTGTTTCAAAGCTCATGTTTTAGCCGCCTTCTTTGCTTCTCGCTTAAGTAGCGAAATGAACTTTTTACCAAATTGCTCTGTCAAAATCTTATTCAAATTAGCCTTCAACATCTCGGCGGCCGGTTTGAAAAATGGTCTAGCTTCTTGAGCGTCACTTCCGCTCGTACCATATTCAACGAAACGCCAATACCAGGCATTATGTTTCGCGTCTCGACCTCTGGTGACATAAACAACACTTGTCGGCTTTGTTGGAATAGACTTTTTACGCCTAGCCTTTATAGACTTTTTAAGGTCTTTAGTATCTTCCGGCGCTCGTCTTGCCGCCTCTTTTTTAATCTCACTGGCTATACCTTGAACAGTCGCACGCATTAGGTTATTAGCATATTTAGGCGCTAAATCATCGAGTGTTTTCTGCACACCATCAACGCCTGTTATGGTAAAACCTTTTGTCATTGCGCCACACCTCGCTCAGCAAAGAATTCTAAATATAACTTTCTTCCGCCTGCGTTTTTAATGTATCGAATATTGTATTCAACACCTTCCCATATAACGCGGTCATCCTCTTGCAAGTCGCCGCGCCATCGAATAACAAACAACTCTGTCGCTACTGGGTTTAATTTGTCGAACCTTTCGGCCTCGCTGCCGCTCATAGGGCGAATATGCGCCCACTGGCAAACCGCTATATTCTCTAAATTTAATGTATGGCCGCCCATATCATCGGGGATTCTAACTTCCCGTTGTATGTTTATTTTCTGATCTAGCTCGCCGATACGATAATTAGACACCCATTTCCACCCTATACGGCTGCATTTCTCGAACTACAGCGGGGTTTTTATTCACTGAAAACTGTATAACGCTTTCAGTTCTTAACTCATAAACATCAGACATAATCATTAGCATGGCTATTCTGGCACCTTCAAACTCTGCCGGAGCACCTGTAGAAGCCTGAACCCTGATACTTGTGGCGTCTAATGGAAACGCATCATCAGCGATAATGGCCTGCCTCTCGCTATCGAAAGTGAAATCAGTGAGGGTTTGCTGTGCGTTCTCGTTGTCGTAATACGTTATTGCGTCAACACTGATTAAATCGGGGTATGGCAGATAAAAAACCGTGCTCTCTGGAAAATTACATTCCCAAATTACGGCTATTTCTTGCTCAGTAAAGAAACGATTACAGTATTTCTCAACACTAGCCCTAGCAACTGAGATTCGACGCTCGATAAAGTCATTTTCGTCGTCGTCCTGGATTCTTAACTGCTTTTTTGCGTCTTCAAGCGTTATAGGCTCTGAAGTTGGGGCAGTTAAAATAACCGTTTTATAATTCATTAATCAGCCTTTTTACTCTTACGCTTAGTTTTTGGCTTTTCTTCTTTAACAACTTCTAAAGGTTTAATTTCTTCAAGGTGGCCAGTAGCAATAAGCTTTTTCGCCATTTCAGCAGGGAAAAAAACCTTTTGACCTTTCGAAAGCTCGCCTTTGACCACTGAGCTAAACTGTTTTAATACGATACAATCCACAATACACCCTCAAGAATAAAAGGGGGCGAACCCCCTTATTGCTTATGTGATACCAGAAATCAAACCGCGTGTAATTGCTGCTGGAACCATTACGGCCTCAGCACCGCGCATTTCAGCACGTACGGTTACAAGGTTAGTCTGAACGTTATCACCGTCCTGTTCGAACATCTCCACAACTGTGTTCATGCGGTTTAAATGCATGTCAGCGTCGAAGCTCTTACAGATAATAGAGCCTGCTGGAACGTTGTTACTTAGAACGACTGGCAAGCCCCAGAGTAAAGGAGTTAAGCCGTTGTTCACGTAGGTAACTGCACCGGAAGCCGCAACAAATGCCGCATCACCAGCCGCGCGACGGATAGTCTCGGCAGTAGACCAGTCAGCAGGATTGATATAGAAGTAATCAGGCTGGTAATCAGCACCGATAACAGCATATTTCATCTTGTTAGCAAGTCCGTAAATGTCAGTAGTTCCCGCTGGATCTACTTCGACGAAATTACCAGCATCAAGCCAGCCGCTATAGTTTTGGCCAGTGCCATCACCAGATATGATTTGCTGCTCAACCTTGTTGTTTACACCGTGCGCCATTCGGCGGTCAATGTAAGAACTAAGGAAAGTAGAATCATCTAGGGCTTGCTTAGATACTTTGATGAAGTGCGGAATGGTACGGATCGGGGTTGTTACTTCTTCAAACGTCAAATCTGATTCAGGCTTTGTTGCACCTTCAGCAGTTCCGGCCGCGTTATTAGTCCACGCTAGTTCGCGCGAGTAATAAACGATATTTGAAGAGGTTTGGCCCTGCGAAACCGTCGGCATAACTGTTAATTGACGGAAAGCGCCAGGCACAACACCAGCCAATTGATCATGGCGAGTTACTGAGTTATCGCCACCAGTTACAATAGTGTTGTTTTCGAATGTAGCGCGTGCACGACCTGTATTGCCATTTTTAAAGTCTGCAAATGCATCAGACGCAACAAACAAAGAGCCGATACCCTGAGAAGCTTGAACTTCTTTAGACTCGGTTCCCTTTTGTGCTAAATCTGTGATTTGATCGCCCATGGCAATCAATTGATCATGCATCGATTTATGATCTGAGGTTAACGCCTTAAGATTGTCCGACGTAGCTTTGCTAGCCTTACCCATCTCCAATACTTCAGCGTCGTGCTTTGCTAGCGCTTCGCCTACTTTCTTATCAATTGCATCAAAGCCCGCTTGTACTTCTGCTTTTAGTTCCATTGTTTTCACCTATTTTAAAGTTTTTAAACATTTCTGTTAAATCCACTTTTTCGTTAGGCTCATTATCACAATGAACTACGTTTTTCACGGCTGCCACAATCGCTGTGGTCTCTGCTCGGGATAGTTTTAAATTGTTTCTTGCTATTTTCTCCACCTCTGCCAATGTTGTAGCAGAAGCGAATAAATTCTTAACTGGCGGTTTATTCGCCGCGATATCGTCTATCTTAGCGCAAAACTTAGCCATATCAAAGCCCACTGCACTATGTGAACGCATTCCGGCCATAGCTACCAATGATAGATCTGTTTTACCATCGTCTATCGAGTCTATGAAGCCAAAATTCAAAGCCTCATCAGCATTTAGGTACCGCTCTTCGCTCAAATATTCGGTTGCTTCTTGCTCACTCATACCTGTGACGCCTGAGTAAGTATTAACCAGCATTACTTCAAGCTTATCTAAGGTGTCAGCGTGGGATCTTAAATCTTCAGAGTTTCCTGAAGTTCCGCCCCATGGTCTATGTGTCATTAGGATTGAGCTATTGCTTTTCATTGTTCGAGTATCAGCGGCCATGGCAATCACTGACATCATGGAACCAGCGAAGTCGATTTGAGCTGTAACGTTACCCTTAAAGTCATTAACAACGTTGAAAATAGAGAATCCCTCTAGAATATCTCCGCCGCCAGAATTTAGAATAAGCCTTACTTCGTCTTCGCCGCGCATTTGTTCTGCTACATCGCTGGCTAGGATATCCCAACCTACAACGCCATCAAGTCTGATCGTTTTCATTGTTCCCACCTTGATTATTGTTTGAGTTGGCCATTTGGGCCGGCACTAATGCACCATTGATAAATATTTGATCGCCTCCCTCTGCATCCGGCAAGCCTTCCGCGTTTCTTGTTTCGTTTGGCGTTGCTTGTGCTGAATTGATTTTAATGCTGTTTGTTTCAGCTCTGGCTTTTGGATCAGCTCTTAGAAGTGAGTCAAAATCAAATTCCATTATTCGTTTGGTTCTGTCAGTAGGAGCCATCAACCAGCGCTTCCAGCTAGCTTCAATTCTTTCTAAGTAAGGTTTTAAATTAAGCTTATAGAAGCCGTTTATAATTTGCTCAACACCTGAACCCCAAACCGTCGAGCCTGCTGTATCATTGATCAATACAGAAGGGACGCCCATAAAACGCGCAATATCTTCTAATGAATATCTGCGAGACGCTAAAAGTTCCATGTCTTGAGGGCTTAGGGCTATCTGCTGAAACTTCATGTCAGCCTCTAAAATCTTTAAGCTATCAGAATCGCCTGAAGCGATCTCTTTCATGTTTTCCCGAATAGCTTCTCTCTGCTGTGGTGTCAAAACCTTATCCACCATCAACACACCGGAAGGCTTTCCGCCATTCTTGGCTAACGTTCCCACCCTTTCCTCAGCCGCAATAGATACACCTAGCGCGTTTCTAGCGTATGCAAGGGGCGACATACCAACAACACCGTTACCGAATAGCTTTATATGCCAAATATCATCTTCAGTGTAAGTGGTTACTGTATTGTCAAAGTTGCGGTAAATATACTCAATAGCGCCGCTATTTGTGACAAACACCTGCATTTGGGCAGACATTAGCGGTAAAAGTGACGTAATTCGACCGCCTGTTTTAACTACGCGAGTAAATGCGTTCCCGTCAGTAACGAGGTTTAACATTATCGACTCTAAAAATTCGTTTCGCGTTTGGTATCTGTTTGGCTGGAAATTGATCAGCCGCCATAGCGGATAGTTGGGGTCTTCCTGTTTTGATCCGTCAGAACCAACTCTATAAGATTTTATTGGCATCGCTGCTACGGTTTCAGTCAGTAACCGAGCCGAAGCCCAAAAAGCACTAACCGCCATAGCTGTGTCAAAATTAACCGTTGCGGCTGGCTCGCTTGAATATGAATAGGGGGCGCTTGTCTGCGTTCCTTCTCTTCGGGTGTTGCCTGAGCCTGAGAACCAGGTGAAAGGATTATACCAAGCCATTATAAATCGATCCCGATCGGGTTATTTAAAAAGTCATCTAGCGATGCATGGTCATCGTTCATTGATCTACCTAGTGCCATTATTGTTGCAATTGGGCCGTCAATCTTATTCTCTTCGCGCTCTTTACGTGGGAAAACCTGATCCCTATGACTAACTTTTGTAACGACATTCGATAACATCCACGAATAAACCGGATCGCCGTTGTGCCTGATTTGCCTGGAACGTATTAACCCGTCTAAAAGCTTCATAGGTTCGCTGAAGTTATTCGCTGTAGGCGCTATTTCAACCACTGGCAAACCTTCGGCCATAAGCTCAGTTACCAGCATTGTAGCTTGGAAGGGATCATAAGCCAACTCTGCAAGCTCAAAGTGTGAGCATAATGCTATTATATCGTCCTTAATAATATTAAAGTCGATTATTTCGCCATCAGTTACGGTAATCCATTCATCCAAAGACCAGCCCTTATAGTGTTCATTGGCCTCGCTATCGATTGCCGCCTCTGGCAAGTAGTACTTTCCGAACCGTACAAAGTCGTTATCGCCCAGCGGTATGAGTATTTCAAGCGCTGCAACATCGACCTTTGATGCCAAATCCAAGCCAATGTAAATTCTTCT